AATGACTAAAAAAGGGGTTAAAGCTTATCGCAAAGCAAACCCCGGTAGTAAGTTAAAAACGGCGGTAACGGGTAAAGTTAAAGCGGGAAGCAAGGCTGCAAAACGGCGAAAGTCTTATTGCGCCAGATCTTTAGGACAACTTAAACGTAGTTCGGCGAAAACAAGAAATGACCCTAATTCTCGAATAAGACAAGCAAGAAGACGCTGGAAATGCTAATGAGTGTCGTTTTACCTAAAGTTGACTTAGAAAAAGAAATAATAGATGAGATTCGATCTTGGTCTGAAGAGTGCTTAGAGCATAATAGCGTAGAGTACAACAACTTGCCCGTTTGTCCTTTTGCTAAAAAAGCGTGGAGGGAGAAAAAAGTAAGTTTTAGTTTTAACTATAATGATTCTTACCAATTATTGTATGACGAAATAGATAATTTTGATGGAAACTTAGATTTAGTTATTTTAGTAGATTTAAGTTATGAAGAAGATACAGATTTTTTTCATAACAATTTAGAAGTTTTAAATGAAAGAATAGCTACCGGAAGCTTTAAAAATAAAGATATTTTTTTAATGGGTTTTCATCCTGACGATGAAACAAACGAGTTAATTGATGATGAAGATTTTGAAGCAAACATAGAAGAAGCCTATTCTATGNTTTTTATACAGAGTTTAACGAAGTTATACGATGCTTCTCAAAAATTAACTAGAATGGGATACTACGATAGGTATACTGGTAACTATAACGTAAACGAAATTTTTAAAAAACGTACAGAACTGTATGGGAGATTAAAAAATGGATGACAATATGATTCGGCCAAGAAAGCAAGAAGCAATGAAAGGTCTTACTAAAAAAACAGGCGTTCGTAGAAAACGTGGTGGCGGTGGTATTACTAAAAAGACAGGCGTTCGTAGAATGCGTGGTGGCGGTGGTATTACTAAAAAGACAGGCGTTCGTAGAATGCGTGGCGGTGGCGGCGTTAAAAAGAGATAGATTATGGCTACTTCAGGTTCTACAAACTTTGAGTTAGACGTAAGCGACTACATTGAAGAAGCTTTTGAAAGATGCGGTTTAGAAGTAAGAACGGGAAACGACTTAAAAACAGCTAAACGCTCTTTAAATTTAATGTTAGCAGAATGGGCTAACCGAGGGCTAAACCAGTGGACGGTCCAACAAACGTCAATTACGGCAGCTTCTGGCGTTACAGAGTACCCTGCCGGGACCTTAACTTTAATTGCGGCTTCTTCTTCCGGTTTTACTGTAGGAGAAACGGTGACGGGGGCAACTAGCGGCGCAACTGCTACGATAACGTCTTTACCAGCCGCTTCTTCTGATTTTTTAGCCAATACGTTGGTTATTACCATACCTGTAGGTACTTTTGTAGCATCTGAAACAATAACGGGAGGAACAAGTTCAACTTCGTCTACTGTTTCTACGGTTCCTAGTTTTGATAACGTTAGGTCTACTATAGATATACTATCTTTAGTTGTAAAAAGAGATGACACCGATTTTGCCGCAGAACGTTTAAGCAGAGACTCGTATTTAAACATACCTAACAAAGCCAGCACGGGAAGGCCGTCTCAGTTTTTTATAGATAGGCAGATAACCCCTACATTAAAAATATGGCCCGCCCCGGAAAACAATACAGATGTTTTTGTTTTTAACCGTTTGGTTAGAATGGATGATTCAGATGCTTTTACGGACAATTTAGATGTTCCTTTTAGGTTTTACCCTTGTTTGGCGGCTGGATTAGCGTATTACTTAGCTATAAAACGCGCTCCAGATCGAATTACTGTCCTAAAAACTCTTTACGAAGAAGAAATGCAACGAGCTATTACGGAAGATAGGGACAGGGCTTCTTTTAATATAGTTCCAAGTTTAAGTTACACTAGGTTTAACTAATGTCTAAATTTGCTACAGGTAAAAACGCTTTAGGTATTTCAGATCGTTCTGGGTTTGCTTACCCTTTGAATAAAATGAAGAAAGAGTGGAACGGTTCTTTAGTTGGTCACGATGAGTGGGAACCTAAACAGCCTCAACTGAACCCCTCTCGAAAAGTAATAGACCCTGAAGCCCTTAGAAACGCTCGACCCGATAAGGCAGAAGCGTTAAACGTTTATGTTTTAACACCTATTCCTGAAATTGCAAACTTTGTTCCGGTTCTTTCTTTCGGGAAAGTAGGACAAGTTACGGTGACCACATCATGAGTTTTACATATTCTGGTTTAAAAACGGCAATACAAGATTACACAGAAAACGAAGAAACTTCGTTTGTTTCTCATTTAAACGATTTTATAGAACTAACAGAAGAACGTATTTTAAAAACAGTTCAATTAGATTTATTTAAAAAGAACGTTTCTGGAACTTTTACCTCCTCTAATCAATTTTTAACCGCTCCTACAGACTATTTAGCTCCTTTTTCTTTATCAGCTACAAGTAGCAGCAATAAAATATTTTTAGATTACAAGGATGCAACGTTCATTCAGACGGTAAACCCAAATAGTTCTACTACAGGAACACCTAAATATTACGGAATCTACGACGTAGACACGTTTCTCATTGCACCCACTCCAGACTCTTCTTATGCAGCGGAACTACATTATTTTTTTAGACCCGCTAGTTTAACCGCCGCAGGAGATAGCGGAACTACGTGGTTAAGCGAAAACGCTAAATTTTGTCTTTTGTATGGGTGTTTAGTAGAAGCGTATACTTACATGAAAGGCGAAGCAGATATTTTAGCAGAGTACAATAAACGTTTTTCAGAAGCAGTCATTGCTTTAAAAATGTTTGGAGAAGCAAAAGAACCTCAAGATATTTACAGGACAGGTCAAGTTATTAGGCAAAGACAATGACACAAGCACTAAGCATGGAATTACCGCCTACTTTTAAAGTAGACGTACAAACAACTAATAACCGGGGGTTTACACCCGAAGAAGTAGCAGAACGGTGCGTTGACCGCATAGTTTCTGTATCGGACCAAGCAGATCCGATGGTTAAAGCGCAAGCTCATGCCTACAAACAAGAACTAATAAAAACCGTTACTTTTTACATGAAAGAGGCTATAAAGAGTGATAGAACAACGGTTTATAATGCGTTAATAGATGCCGCACAACCCGAATTAGCGGAATTGATAAGGAGACTTTAAATGGCTTTTAGCGGAAATTTTATGTGCAGCAGCTTTAAAAAAGAACTTTTGTATGGCTGCCACGATTTTAAAGGAGACACGGTAAAAGTAGCTATGTACACAAATAGTGCGTCTTTTACAGCGGCTACCACAGCATATACTACAAGTAACGAAGTTACGGGAACGGCATACACTGCTGGAGGAAACACGTTAACTAAAGTGGACCCAACCTTATCTGGGACAACCGCTTTAACGGATTTTGCAGACAGCACTTGGGGATCTTCGACTATATCTAACGCTCGCGGAGCGTTGATATACAACAGTACGCCAAATACTACCTCGCTTAGTGTTACCAACCCTACTGTGGTTGTTTTAGACTTTGGTGCAGACAAATCTTCGTCTTCCGGGGATTTTGTAATTGTTTTTCCTGCGGCGGATGCGAGTAACGCGATTATACGGATTGCTTAAATGAGCGGAGTAAACGCCTATGTAGCTGGTTGGAATAGAGGATCTTGGTCTTCTGGTCCTTGGAACCGAAGCGCGGTTCCTATAGCAACAGGCGCTGTAGATTCTGTTACAGTAGTACAGGGTACGGGTGTAAGTGTTTCGGTTACAGGTAGCACAGCAACAGGAAACGTAGGCGCTGTTACTATAACCAATAAAAACAACTTCTCCGTTACAGGTGTTGCAGCTACCGGGTTAAGTGGAGGCGTACTAGTTTGGAGTCCAATTGTTCCGAGTCAATCCTCGTCTTTTAGTCAAATTACACCAAGCCAATCCTCGTCTTTTAGTGAGATTTCACCAAGCCAAGACCCCGATTGGACAAATATAGCAGCGTAAAGGTACAAGAAAATGGCAAGTACATATGTAAACAATTTAAGACTTAATGAAATGGCTACAGGCGATGCGTCTGGTACATGGGGAACTAACACCAATACTAACCTAGAACTAATAGCAGATGCGTTTGGCTACGGCACAGAGGCGATTACTACAAACGCAGATACACACTCTACCGTAATAGCTGACGGATCAACCGATCCGGGAAGATCGTTATATTTAAAATACACAGGAACTTTAGACTCAACATGCACTATTACAATAACGCCTAATACGTGTTCTAAAGTTTGGATAGTAGAAAACGCAACAAGTGGCAGTCAATCAATCGTGTTTCAACAAGGCAGCGGCTCTAGTGTTGTTATACCTAATGGTTCGGTAGTGGTTTGTTATTCTGATGGCGCAGGTGCAGGCGCGTCTATGTTTAACGCTTTTACAGATTTAATTTTAGTAGGAACAACGGTTTACAGTGCTTTAAGTGATGGAACCACTACTTTAACCAGTACGGTTGCAGAGTTAAATATTCTTGACGGTGTAACAAGTACTGCAGCAGAGTTAAATATTCTTGACGGTGTAACAAGTACTGCAGCAGAGTTAAATTATTTAGACATAACCACGTTAGGAACAACACAAGCGTCTAAAGCGGTAACCGCTAATGCTTCTGGAAATATATTGATTCCTGATAACGACGTATTAAATTTTGGCGCTGGTTCGGACTTACAAATTTCTCATAGCGGCTCACACAGCATTATTGCAGATCTTGGGACAGGGAACTTAAAAATACAAAGTAGTCAAGTTGACATTCTTAATGCAAATGCAAGCGAAACAATGGCTACGTTTGTTCAAGATGGCGCAGTTACGCTTTACCATAACAATGCTATCAAACTAGCCACGGAATCAGGTGGCATCGCGGTAACAGGAGACATTGATGTATCAGGCGATGTAGACGTAGACGGAACACTAGAAACAGACGCTTTGTCTATTGCAAGCACCACCGTTACCTCAACGGCAGCAGAACTAAATATTCTTGATGGCGTTACCAGTACAGCCGCAGAGCTTAACTTGGTTGACGGCATTACCGCAGGCACTATAGCTGCATCAAAAGCGGTTATTGTAGACAGCAATAAAGACATAACTGGGTTTAGAAACGTTACGTCAACAGGCACTATAACAGCGACTGTCAATGTAACGGTTAGCTCTGACGTGCGGTTTAAATCAAATATTGAAACGATCGACAACGCATTAGATAAAGTAAAAGCTATGCGTGGTGTATATTTTGACAAAAATGACAAACGCTCTACAGGTGTTATTGCACAAGAAATGCAAGAGGTTATGCCCGAAGTAGTGGTTACAGATGACACAGAAGATAAACATTTATCGGTTGCTTATGGCAACTTAGTAGGCGTTTTAATAGAAGCAGTTAAA